ACTCCCCAGATGTGGCCTCTTAGCAGTGGTGTTCCATCGTTGGGTACTCCGTTTATGGAATTGCGTAACTGGCCCTCTGGAAACAAGTGTAAATCAATACGATCCTTTAGGACGTTCCTTGTTGGTCTTAACTGGGATAATGCCGGAGATAGAACTAACGAAGAGCCGCGCCTAGTAAAGTGGAGTACGGAAGCCTCATACGGCTCTCCCCCCTCTACATGGGACGAAACGGACGCTACGCTAGATGCGGGTGAGTATGAACTTTCAGATACGCCGGGAGATATCATAGACGCTCTACCTCTTGGCGACTCGTTTATTATTTACAAGGATGACAGTATCTACATTATGAACTATGTGGGTACTCCATATATCTTCTCATTTAAACTTCTCTCCCCCACTATTGGCTTGCTGTCTAAAGAAGCGGTAGCGGAGTTTGAGGGTGGACACTTCTTCATGGGGAACTCTGACTTCTATGTGTGTAATGGTCAGACCATAACCCCCATGTTGTCCAACAAACTCCGTAGGACGGTGTTTGACGAGTTAAATGGTGACAACTACCAGAAGTGCTTTGTCGCCGCAGACTACGTTAGAAACGAAATGATGGCCTGCTATCCCGCAGGATCATCTACTGTAGTAAACAAAGCCCTTATTTGGAACTGGAAGGATAATACATTCTCCTTCCGCGATATTCCTGATACTTCACACATTAACTCAGGTATCGTAGAGATTACTGCTGGTGCTACATGGGATGCCTCATCCGAAACTTGGGATGCTGAATCAGACCCTTGGGGCGCTACCAACTACGATAATGTGATAAAGAACATTGTGTTTGCTGATGTCACTAATACTAAGATATTCAGGGACAACAAGGGCAACAAGAAAGACACAGCCACCATGTCAGCCTACATTGAGCGAAGTGGTTATGACTTGGGTGATCCCCAGTCTGTTAAGTTTGTTTCTGCCGTCTACCCCCAGATTGAAGTGAGTGGGGATAACACGGTGAACGTGTACATTGGTAGGCAGATGAGTACGGAAGAAGGTATCACATGGGAAGGGCCAGTAGCCTTTAACCCTAACTCTCAGTCCAAGGTATCATGTAGAGTAAGCGGCAAATACTTTGGGATCAAGGTAGAGTCTGATACTGACATTGACTGGAAGTTACATGGCCTATCCTTTGAAGTGCAGAAGAAAGGCTTGAGAGGATCAAGAAGTCATGGCTAACGCTAGCGTAAAGAATGTAAAGTCTGTAAACAGATGGACTCCAAACCCCGCTCCGTTAAACAACGAACAACTCTCTGATTACCTCTTCCATGAGTTAAACAGATTATCTGATATTATATTTAACTTAGATGTAATGAGATTGGAGCAAACAAATGTTGACCCCTCAAATGCGGGAGGCACTAACAAAGGTAAACCAAGGGATGGTGACATAAGATATGCAGATGGTACGAACTGGAATCCGGGGAGCGGTGCTGGCATTTATGCTTACGTTGGGGGTAGTTGGACAAAACTCTAACGCAGACCCTATAGATGAATTCTATGGTGTTAGATCATCTTTCTTAGTCGGTGATCCGGGGGATAGAAAGTCTTGGCGTAATAGATGGGGTAATACCCTTGTATACCTTGCTCCAGAGTTTGGGAATGATGCCCAAAGGAAAGCCTTTAGGGATAGGCTAAAGAAGAATGGCGATACTCACATTGACCTGTATGCTCAAGCAAGGCATGGGTTCTTAGAAGGTGGTCAGGTATGGCCTGAGAGGCAGGACTTTACCGCAAGACTTAAAGAGTTAAACGACGATGGACTTAAGCCTGTACTATGGTTGATACCAGAGTCTAAGCATGGCGACCACAAGCAAAGCATGGATGCTCACTTTGCCTTCCAGAACCAGATGGTCAACAAGCATGATAGTCAGGTTGCAGGATATGTGGTCTGCCTTGAGTGTGACGAAACCTTTAGCCCGGAACAGGTAAACCAGTTAGTTGCTAATCTAAAGGCCAAGACAGGAAAGCCCGTGGCTGTACACCTTGCCCCCGGAGTTGGTGGATTTAAGAGAGATACACGGTACTATAAGGGTGCTGATTTTATCTACCTACAGATAGGGGATCACCTTCATGGTGACTTTGTTGCCGATCCTACGTTAGCCGTTAATATGCTAAAAGAAGCAATGAAGTTTGGTATACCTGTGGTGGCTAATGAATACAGCGCGGTTTCTGAAACAGCAACAGCAAGAGCATTAGGAGATTTACTTTGCCAGAACGGAGCAGTAGGGACAGGGAACGGAAGAAACATAACCCTGTGCGGCCAGAGAGAAACAAAGAAGAAAAAAGAGTGGTATCAAGAAAAAGAACTGATCGTTACTGGCATAGGGATTGCCACCCTCTTCGTTATGTTGAATAATGATGACCCGGAAATGTTCCAACTATATGCAGACGATAATGGGTATGAATTGGGTGTGAAATCGGGTGGGTACAGTTTAAGGTACTCAGAAGATAGGATAATGTCTACCTACAGGATAGATTTTTGAAAGCAGGATTAATTTCTCCTGAAGATGCCGCAAAACTTTGGGATAGAGTTGGGCCGATGTTGCAGAGGGTGGTGGATCAGACAGAAGGTGAGTTGCTACCTGATGACTTTTTATACAACATTATTAATAACTATATGCACCTGTGGTTGGCGGTAGAAGATACTGAAATAACAATGGCTATGGTTACTCAGATAATAGAGTACCCAAGAAGAAAAACTCTAAGGATTATAGCGATATCCGGAGAAAACTTTAAAGAAACTCATAGTCAGTTTAATGACATGATTGAATCATTCGCAATACAAGCCGGTTGTTCTGGTTTAGAATTGTGGGGAAGGAAAGGGTGGAAAAAAATGTTACCAGATTGGGAAAGTAATTACATAGTGTTCACTAAGAACCTTACAGAGAGGATGCAATAATGTCATTTGGCGGCGGAGAAAAAAGAAGCCCTCAACAAATAGCGGAGATTGAGGCGGCTAACCGAATGGATGCTGTAAACTTTAGCACCCCTCATGGTAGCCAAGGCGTAACGAATCCTAACTATGCTGATTATGTCAGAAAGTATCCTGACTTAATGGAAAACTATAATAAGCACTGGAGAAAGGACGCTCCTGATCCATACAGCGGTAAAAACGAGGGCATTAGTTTATCCGAATACGGTGCTATGCACTGGAATCAATCTGGAAGAAGTGAAGGTAGGTCAATGCCCGGAGTATCTTCTGCCCCCGCCCATGAATCTGGCGGAGGTGGTGGTGGATCGCTTAATCCCCTTCCAGAACTAGGCCCATATCCTACCCCCAATATATATTTCCCCATTCTTGAAACGGAGTATACCGCTCCCGCCGCTCAAGATTGGTCACAGTATATGCCGACTGGGGGATTGCTTACAGGTGGAGCGCAGGCAAGATACCCACAGGCTGTATTCCCCCCACTGGATGATGATGGAAGGGTACTTCCCCAAACCCCTAGCGAACCAATTACAGGTGGACAACAGTTTGATATTCCGGGGCTACTATATCAGCCTTGGTCTACTGAATACCAACAGGCATTTGTACCGGGTAATATCTGGCAGTACGATCCCAACCAGTTTGGAGTTGGTGAAGTAACCTATAGGAAAAATCCATTCCCTCTAAACCTACCAGAAGATTGGGAAGATTTGCTTGGGCCTTTTGATGAGCCGGAGGAAGAGAAAAAATCATCATCAGTAGACGAGAGCAAGGGAATCTAATTAAAAGAGGAATATAATATGGGTGGTGGAACTCAAGTAACAACTCAGGAAACTGGGCCGTGGAAGGGACAGCAAAAGTATCTTCTTAGAGGCTTTGAAACGGCTAAAAATATGTATGGTGATGTTCCTGAATACTATCAGGGAGAAACTGTAGCAGGCTTTGATCCCGCTGAAAAAGCCGCTCAACAGGCCGCACTAGGATATGCTATGGGGCCAAGAGCCGGTGCTATGCAAGCCGGTGGAGAAGAGGCTTTACTCAGAAGCCTTGGTGGTTACACTGGATTTACTCCGGGCCAACAGGCAGACCTCTTAGCAGGAAATGTAAGAACAGGGCCGGGAACACCTTATGGTGCAATGGCCGATGCGCTAACTGGTGATGTTATTGGGAACCTACAGAAGAGCGTACTTCCCGGTATTAGACAGCAACAGGTTATGTATCAACCCGGAGGCTCAAGCAGAGCCGCTCTACAGCAAGATAGGGCTGTCACTGATGCAGTGGCTAGGGGTCTTACTAAACCTTTGGCAGAAATGTATTCAGGCGCTTACCAGACGGCTCAAGGGCAAAGACTTCCCGCCGCACAGCAGATCATTGGTCAGCAACAGTATGGGCAACAGATGTATCCATCCATTATGTCTGCCCCTCTCGGTATGTATGCGGCTATGGGTGATGTTGGCGCAAGGCGCAGGGCAATGACTCAGCGCGGTATGGATGCTGACATGGCGAGATACCAGTATAATGCTACGATGCCTCAACAGGCTTTGGCTAACTACATCTCAGCCATTCAGGGCAACTACGGTAGCCAGACCTACCAGACCTCACCGGGGCCGTCAGCACTTAGCCAGATCGGTCAGGCTGTGGGTATCGCGGGTACACTCGCGGGTATATCAGACGCTAGGGTTAAGGAAAACATTGTGCCGGAAGGTACAAAGTGGAAAGGTCTTAACGTCTATACCTACAACTACATTGGTGACTCTACTCCGCGTAGAGGTGTCATGGCTCAAGAGGTTGAGGGTATTTATCCTGATGCTGTTGGCGAGGTGCATGGCATTAAGTACGTTGACTACGGAGCAATCTGATGGCGTTTAATTTTAGACCACCCCCTTTCTTCAAAAAACCAAACTTGTTTAATTTGAGTGTTCCTCATGCAAATGAGTTTGGCGGGTTAGGTGGCGCTTTGTCAACTCCTAGTTTTCATCCAAATGAATTTGGAGGTTTAGCAACAAGTCCGAATCCGTGGCATGGGCAACAGTCTAATCCTGATAGGGGTTATTTTCCTGAGAGTGGGAATATTGAATATTACTATGATTCCCGACCTGAGGATGAAGGTGGTTCGTTTAGGGGGTACACAAATGAGCCTGTTTTTGGATCGACCGTAACAAACAGCCAGCAGGAAGAGGATAGATTTTTCAAAACCTATATGAACTATGGAAATTTGGGGCAAGGGGATCAAAATCAATTAGGGAAGATGCCTACTTTTTTAACGCAGGCTGAGAAAGCCCAGTTAAAAGCGGAAGAAATTAGGCAGGCAGAAATTGATAGAAGGAAACAGGAAAAAATGATGGAACTTGCTACTATGGGTGATGATCGTCAAGCCACAGCACCAAGACCTCAGATGGTTGGAGCGGGTAGCGGCATGAGAAACTTTCAGCCTATAGCATCTGGCCCTCTTAAAAGACCTGATGATATATTAAATACCCCCTTCCTACAGGGACTTTATACATGACAGATTTTAACATAGACGATTTCCAAACCTTCGATATACAGAAGCGCAGACAGGAACTTGCTAATCCCCCTGTCAGTCAGGCTGTGCTTGACGCTAGAGCCAAGACTGCTCAGATGGCGCAAGACTATAACAGACTCAATCAGTTTGTTGCCTTGGCTACTGGACGCAGAGCAGGCTCACCTATGGAAGTCCCAACCTATAGCGATGCTCCTACCACCGCTCAAACTAAAGTGGCTGATGAGCAGGCGGCTAGAGAGTTCATGCGTTCCCTCGAAAAGATGCAGGAGCAGTTAGGCAGACCTATAAAACAGTCAGAAATTCCAGCCATTGCTAGCGCCTATGGTCTAGGTACTAAGGGCTTGGCTATTGTAGATAAGTATTTCAAATACATTGGCAGAACAGAAGAGCAAGAGAGAGCCGCCAGAGCAGAGCAAAGAGCCATAGAGTCAGCAGAAAGGGCTGTATCAGCAGAAGAAAGGGCGGTGCGTGGTGAAGAGAGGGCTGAGATAACGTTCACTCAAGAGCAAGAACAGGCCGCAAGTGCGGATAGAGTCAACGCAAGCGTGTTTGGTGTGATGAGCAACCATAGAGCGGATATAGTAGGCTCTAGTCCTGAAACGGTTGTGAACAGAATCGAAGAGGCTGTTGCTGACATATACGCAGATGAAAGTTTATCTGAACAAGAGAAGTTAGATGCGGCGGCTAAAGTTTATGAGAGGGCGGGTAAGGTTGCCAACCTGAATAAAACTCAACGTCAAGAGTTAAACACGGCTCAAGATAGGGAGGTTGCCGCTAGAAGCAGAGCGTTAGAATCTGGAAGAACTATCATAAGAAACCAGTTAGTTGAAGAGGCTATTGAAAGGCTGAATAACGGAGAAGATTTTCAATCAGTAAAAGAAGATATAATGCTTAAAGCAAACAGGGACATAATGGATAAAGATATTATCGCATCCGTTAGGTCTGGATTGGATTTCCTAAAGAAAGACAAAGCACCCGCGCCATTCCAATACGTTTCCCAGATGGAGAAAAATCTTGTCCGAATGTTTGATCATAACGATCCAACCCAAGACGCTAGAGGGGAATGGAAAGAAAATGCTAGAAATGTCGCATCAATGATAGCGGTAGAAGAAAGGACTAGGGGGAATGAAAATCCTGTCTTTTATAGTTATACGAAAAAACAAAGAAGAGGCATTGTGATAGAAAGCATACTTGATGCTTATCTTAGAGCAAACCCCGGAGCATTTGATATAAATGTTATTAAAGGTCAGTTTGGAAACTGGGTTGATGGTTTTGAAGAGGGTAGCCCACCAAATAAAATTCAGATTGATGGAGTTATAACAGAACTTGCTAGGCAAATAGGTATGCCATTTGAGGTTGCTGAGTATATTCTTTTCCCTAAAAGATTTGTAATAGGTGCTAAAAAAGAAAAATAACTATGTCAGAAGAATACGATCTTTCAGAATACCTTAAAAAATCTAATCCTGTTGGAACTGTTGTAGATGTTGCATCAGCGTTGGAGGAGGAGTATGATTTATCAGAGTATCTTGGTGCGGGATTTAGTGGGGCCACTCAAGGCGCTAAAATTGTTGGATCGAAACTAGGAGAATTTCTCGCGCCCCTTGATAAACCCAGAGGCGCTGTAGAGGGCGCTAGGTTAGCCGCTATAGAAACACCCTCTGTATTTGATGAAAGAACTTTAGGCCAGAGGATTTCCGAAGGCGCTAGAGAAGGGTTTGCTAATCCCCAATTCCCAGACGTTCCCATTCCAGAAAGGTTTGAGGATACCACTATTGGTAAAATTGGGGAAGTTGGTGGTGGAATCTCCGCAAGTATCATGCAAGACCCTTGGACTTACGGCCCCGGAGCGGTTGTATCTATTCCCTACAATATTATAAGGGGTCTGCTAAGAGCGGCAGGAAAAACTGGCCCTGTAAAATCTGTTCTCCAGTCTGGTACTGTATCTAATTTGCTTGAGGCGCTTAACATCTATACTGGTGACGGCGCTAAGGCGCAGAAGATTATCAATGATGTGCGCCTAGAAAGCAGAGGCGTAGAGATTAGAACTGGTAGGCAGTTAGTTGAAACTAACAGAGAACTGGAGCGCATCGCATCAGAGGCAGGAGTTTCTGTAG